AAATGCGTGAAGCTAGGGATCGAATCCCTGACAAATGACAATCGGCGATATTGCCGAGAAACTTCATTTTTTTTAAAAAAACAAAAAAAAATGGAAATCATTTTTTCAAGGCGGCTTTATGGTACAATTCCTAGAGAAATTACCATAAAGCTAAACGAGAAAGAATATGCTGTGTATTTTGATACACAGCGTATATTGTCCTTAAATGATTTTGACATGGTCTTTGTTGGCTCCGTCGCCGGCGAGTTTAATTACTTTTGTTACAACAAAAGTAAAAAAGTAACCTGCTGGCCCACAAAAAATGGGATTCAACCACTTACCGACGACGGCAGGTGGAGAAAAGAAGGACGGCAGGAAATTAAGCCGTCAAAATTCCTTGAATTACTTAAGGAATTATTTATATTTTATGATGTTGAGGCAGCACATTCAGTGAAAGATGAGAGTCTGAACGAAAAATTATGGCTCCGTCTTTTGGAATTATTTACAGCAAAAATAAAAGCTGTAAATAGTGAAATACCTTTTGAAATTTCTTCTGAAGTTTCAAAGGTATACAATATGCCTACAAGTGAGAATGCCGGAGTTTGGTTAAAAAATTCCTGCATGCGGCCCGAAAGCGGCCATAATTGCAGGAATTTTAGCCATTTTTACGACTTAATCCCTGACTGCAGCATTCTATACGGAAAAGATGACAGCGGACTTATATTTAGAGCCTTGCTGTGGGATGTGTATTTGGAGAAAAAGACAAATAAAATGAAATTCTTGGATCGTATTTATGGCGATGAGACAATCCAAGAATATCTAATTAGTGTTGCCGAAGAGAACGGTTGGATATATAGAACTTTTGATAGCAGTTCTCTATATTTAAATGGAACATATTTAAGTGGCACTATATATGTAGATCTCCCAGATAAGGCAATAAATTATTTAAAACATAAAGGGAGTCCTTACATGGACACACTATCATGGCTTGATGAAGAAGCCATGAATCTTAATTCGTATCATGGCGATTACGAATTAAGAGATCCAGGCGGAGTTCCTCTCGGATATGAATGCAGATGCCATGCTTGTGGGGACCCATTACATGAAGAGGATGTAATACGGGCAGGAGACTATGCATATTGTGAAACATGCTTCGACGAGAGGTTCTTCATTTGTGATCGCTGTGGCGAAATTTATTGCAATGAAAGTCATGCAATAAATTATTTGTGTGTAGATTGTGCCAGAGCACGTGGATATGAGATCTGCGATAATTGTGGCGAATGGACCGACAACTATGAATCCACGATAGATGGTGAAATAATGTGCCAAGACTGTATAGATGCACTTGGCTACATCTATTGTGATAAATGTGGCGAATTAGTGAGAAAAGATGATATGATTCACCACGAAGGCGAATATTATTGTGAAAACTGCTACGAAAAAATAAAAGAAGAAATACAAAATGAGTGCTGCTAACATGTATAAGAAGGAAAATCTGGCAGTATGCCAGGATTTTCCAGATGTGCTTATTAATGAAACCCTCGATGTGTTTAACATTAGAAGCACATCAAATAACGAGTATTTTATTACTCAGTATATTATTAATTACATTTCAAAAATTAAAAATGTAAATTTTGAAATGGACGATTATGGCAATATCCTTATAACAAAAGGACTTGCCGAGTCGTATCCGTGCTTCACAGCCCACCTAGATACTGTTCACACATATCCAAATGGTCTCCATGCTAAAATTAGTCAGCATGAGGAAACAGGACATATCATTATAGTCGCCGAAGACAAAAATGGAAAACAAATTGGAGTTGGCGGCGATGACAAATGCGGGATATGGATTATCCTGCGTTTGTTAAAAACGCAGCCAATCTTAAAAGCTGTACTCTGTAGTAGAGAGGAAAGTGGAGCCGATGGCTCTGAAAATGTAAATCTGTCGTTTTTCAAAAACTGCCGATATCTAATCGGCATTGACAGATGGGGCAATAATGATTTTGTTACTAACTATAACTTTTGTAAAACAATAAGCAATCGGTTTGAACAAAGTATAAATCCAATATTGAAAAAATTTGCGTATTCACATACGCACGGTCTAATGACCGATTGCTTTATAATTCAGGAAAGAGGCTTGAACATTTCATGCGCCAACATGTCCTGCGGTTACTATTGTCATCATAGTACCCAGGAATTTGTGGTCCTGAATGAAATGTATCACGCATTCTTATTGGCTACGGAATTGTGTAAATTACAGGATATTTACAGATATAATATACCAAAGCCTGTATATAAATACCAAAAGTCATATAAAAACTGGTGGGCAGATACACAGCAATACAATGAATATTGTATATATTGTGGAAAACCTTTGGCATTTAATGTAACAGGAATTTGTAACGACTGTAAAAACAAATATAAAGATATAGATTATTTAGAAATATAACAAACATAAAAAGCGCAATCAAATGCGGCATAGTCTAAACTATGCCGGTATTTTATTATTTAGGATACCCTTAAATGCGGCGTGGAAAACTGCGCCGGCATTTAATTTACACCATTTGCCAAATGGCGTGACGCTGGCAATCGAATTGCCGGCAAATGGCAATCGGTAATATTGCCGAGAAACAAAAATTTTAAAAAGTATGAAAACAAACGCAAAAATTGAAACAATTCAAAAAGCCCTCAAAATAATAAATAAAAAATATGAGGGCAACATCGAATTTAGAGAAATAGAGCAGCAGGGTAAACGTGTAAGATTTACCTTGAGAATAAAAGAATCCAAAGGCCCTGGCTCAAGACGTTCGCCGTGGACCAATCATAGAATCCCAAGTGCATGATGGCATGTACACGGAGATCTATTTGATGAAATATTTCAAATAGAGCCTGATGCAATAATATATGCAACCGGCAAGAAAATTGAAAAATACAATAATTGGCAGGATTGGAATATTGGTAATAAATTAAATCCCTGCTATTTTTCTGATGCTTGCGATTGTAATTGTATGTAATATATCATTTTATGATAAAACATAAGTGGACAAAAATAGGCATTGGATTATGCCAGTGCCAGCTATGTGGATTAGTCAAAAGATGGAATCCTACAGTTGGCAAATGGGTTTATGTAATTGTGCCGGCAAATAGCCGATTTGATAAAATTCATGAATTCAAATGGCAATTTCAAAATCCTGGCTGTGTGCATCCGGAAAATGCAGCTAAACCTGATAATCTTTTTAATGTTTAACCTTAAATTATTTAGTTATGAAAACAGATATCAGAAATTATTCAGATGAAGAACTTGTTTTGCAGGTTTTAAATGATGAATTCCTGTGGCATGTCTGGGTAAAAGCTATCCAGCATAATGATTTCTCAATAATTAAAGATATTGTCGATGAAATGTTCGTATATGATTCACGACAATTAGCTATTTTAATTGATGAATTTGATGAAAATTTAAAAATGTAAAAAAATGGAAGATTTGTCAAAATTTTTAAAAAATGAATTGTTAAATACAATTCAAGAATATGTTATTACAAATGGCATAGATTTCGAGCCAAAGAAGGCAGTGGATTATATAAACAGTACTTCAAAAGAGAAGTTTACTGAAATAATTGAAACTGCCAGGAAGGATTATAATGAAGCAAAAGAAGCTTTATTTCCTTCCAGCATGTTGAAAACCATATTTGAAATAAGCATCAAACATGGTCTGGTGCAGTATGCCAAAGAAATTATTGAAAATTCTAAAATTTAAAAAGATGAAAAAAAGATTTAAAATTTCAAAACTATGAAAACAAAAAAGTACAAATTAATTTGCATGTCATTTGATGGATCTTATGTGACAGATAGCATACATGATTCCATCGAAGATGCTCAAAAAACACTAGATAATTTTGGCTCCAAATGGTATTTTTATCCCTGGCCGCTTATCATAGATAATGATACACTAAAAATAAAATATGCCTTAGGTATTATTCTCGATACAAATGAAAATATACCTATTTTGGGTAAAATGTTTAAGGGTAAGTCTTTAATAACTATTCAAAAAGCATTCAAAAAAACATTCAATTACATCCAAAAAAACAAAATTAACGGTGATGCTTTAAAATTTGAATACATTTTAATATATTTAAACAGTAAATTTTTGAAAAACTAAATGCAGAAAATACGAATTGACCCTATCAGGCGGTATTCAGGTTGGCGTATTAGAATCCAATTTGATAGCACCGACCTTGACACTCTTTTCAAAATAAGATCCCTGCCAAACTGGGATTACTCAAAAGATGAAGACGCCTGGTATTGCCCAGTCCGCCATGATATAATTTCAAAATTAAAGGAATGGGATATGCCAGTGCCGTCTTCACTGGAAATGATATTGTCCCGACGCAAAAAAATAGTTGAGACAAAAATAGCTGATAAATTGCCGGCAAACCTGTATCCATTTCAGCGGGAAGGGGTTGAATTTATTGAGATGCGAAATGGGAGAGTATTAATAGCCGATGAAATGGGGCTTGGTAAAACGGTCCAAGCCCTTTCATGGCTTCAAATGCATCCTGAAAAAAGACCAGTCTTAATAATCTGTCCGGCAAGTTTGAAAATAAACTGGATGCGTGAAACACTCAAATGGGTCCATGATGCAAATGTTGAAATCATATCAGGATCTGCCATAAAAGAAATCAAAGGAAATATTGTAATAATAAATTATGATATTTTATGGGTATGGCTCAATGAATTAAGGCGTTTATCTCCAGAAGTAATAATAATTGATGAATGTCATTACATTAAATCAAATTCAGCGAGGCGTACAAAAGCTACAAAAATGATAGCAAAATCGGTAAATCACATTATTGCATTAAGTGGAACACCAATAGTAAATCGTCCTGCTGAATTTTACAATGCAATAAAATTAATATCCCCAAATTTATTCCCAAACGAACTTGCCTTTTTAAGGCAATACTGTAATCCAAAATTTACAGGGTTTGGTTGGGATTATTCAGGATGTTCAAACGCCAAAGAATTGCATAAGATACTTGTAAGTTCTATAATGATAAGGCGTCTTAAAAAAGATGTGTTAAAAGAATTGCCGGCAAAGATAAGGTCTATCATTCCAGTATCTATTTCAAATAGGCGTGAATACAATTTTGCTGAAAAATCATTAATAGCCTTTATCCAGGAAGCCAAGGGAAGTGAAGCAGCACGAAAAGCGCTGAAGGCAGAATCCTTAATAAGAATGAATACATTAAAACAACTTGCGTCTGCCGGCAAGATAAATTCAGTAAAACAGTGGATAAAAGATTTTTTGAACGTGGAAAATAAACTTGTAATATTTTGTGTTCATAGAAATATTATTGATACATTAATGGAAGAATTTAAAGATATAGCGGTTAAAATAGACGGGTCATGTTCACAACAACAACGTCAAATGGCTATTGACAGATTCCAGAACGATGAAAATACAAAACTGTTTATAGGTAACATAAGAGCTGCCGGCGTGGGAATTACTTTGACAGCATCATCTTATGTGGCATTTATAGAACTCCCCTGGACCCCAGGAGAATTACTTCAGGCTGAAGATAGATGTCATAGAATAGGACAAAATAAAACTGTTAATATTTATTACATTATTTCAGAAAACACTATTGAAGATAAGATGATGCAAATAATTGATTTGAAACAGGAAAATTTAAGTTTAATCCTTGATGGGAATTTGCCGGCAAGAGAAACTTTATTAACAGAACTGATAAGAAGCTATGTCCCGGATTTCGATGAAATCAAGGAAGAAGACAAAAACCAATAGATTATCGGTGCCGGTTAAAATCTTGCCGGCACTGATAATTTATTTTTTTATTTATCAATAATTCATATATTTGTCAAATGGTGTTTTAAAAACGACCAGTCAATGAGCTTGAAACAACTTTTAATTGATTACAGAATTCCATTTTCTGAACAGGGTAAGAATATTGGAAACGGATGGATAGGCTTGAAATGTCCTTTTTGTGATGACCATTCAAATCATCTGGGTTTAAATTTACAGTATGACTTTTTTTCATGCTGGAGGTGTGGTTGGCATCCTACCGTTGAAACTATTTCAAAATTAATCGGGGTGGACAGAAGTGAAGCCTTCAAATTAGTTATGAGATATAAACGAATGACGCCCCGTAAAATACTTACAAAAGTTCTCCCACGTGAAGAACACATGATTGAAATAATATATCCTGACAATACCACTCCTTTACAGGAACAACATAAAAAATATCTTATCAAAAGAAAATTTGACGCTGATTATCTTGAGCAAAAATGGGGTTTAATGGGAACTGGCCCAAATGCACCACTGAAGGACCCTGATCTATGGAAAGAGGGTCAACGATATATAAATTTTCGCCATCGAATAATAATTCCAATTCGCTGGAATGGGAAAGTAGTCTCATTTACTTCACGGGATATCACAGGAAAAGCAAAACTAAGATATATAAATTGTCCTGCAAGATTATCTATAATTGACCCTAAAAAAATAATTTATGGCATTCCAGAAGAATGGGGTGATGCCGGGATATGTGTAGAAGGTCCTTTTGATGTATGGAGATTTGGTCCAAAAGCCTTTGCAACACTGGGCATTCAATTTACTCTGGAGCAGGTCCACAAAATATCAAATATATTCAAAAAGGTAGCCGTTATATATGATAATGACAGAGAAGCACAAAATCAGGCAAGAAAACTTGCTTCAGAACTTAAATTTCGTGGGGTTGAATCCTTTGTAGTGAGAATAAAAGATGACCCCGCTTCATTAACTCAAAAGGAAGCTGATGATATTGTGGAAGATATCCTAAAAATAAAGAGGGTGTATCCTTTATAATTGTTAATAAAATGGGGTTATTTTGTTAATAAAATAAGAGTGGTGTTATCATAAAAATATTGTTTTTTAATGGATTAATTTTTAATTTTGTATGTCTTTCTGTGGGTGTTTATATATTGCCGGCATACGGCAAACAAACCTGTGGGGTTTTGTTTGTTTTTCCTCACAGGTTTTAAAAGAAAATAATGTTTCAAAATATATAAAATAAAAATCACAGACTCGCATGATAATAAAATTGAATATTAAAATCATGCCCCTGGTAAAAGAAGATACCGTCTCAGGTTTTGCTGTGATTTTCCTGAGGCGATTTTCTTTTTGTCAGGGGCTTTTATTTTGATTTTTATGGCAAGTCCACAGGTTGAAAACGGTTACACAATGTTATCCAATGAACTTCTGGATAATTTTATAAAGGTTACAAGATTTTTATCTCCTTATGAAATTGCCGTATGGCTGGCGATCCTCAGGAAAACATATGGATATAAAAAGAAAGAAGATTGGATTTCCAGAAAACAATTAGAAGAAATAACTGGCATTAAACCTCATAATTTATCTCGAACAAAAAGAAAACTTCTTAAAAAAAATATGTTAGTCCAACAGGAAAATATAATCTCAATTCAAAAAAATTATGAAAAATGGATTATACCCGAACAAGCATCCGAACAAGTAAATGATAAAATAAAACCATCAATAGTATCTAAACAGATACCCGTATCCAAACAGATACCCGTATCCAAACAGATACTCAATAGTATCCAAATAGATACTTTAGGGGTATCCAAACAGATACCCACAAAAGAAAATATTACAAAAGAAACTATTACAAAAGAAAAAGAACAAGCGCCTTCACAGGCGCTTGGTTCACTCTCCCCTGAACCAAACATTCCTGTAAAAAATATTCCTGAAAAAAATAGTTCAAAAAACAATCCTGATTACATAGACAGGATAATAGATACCTTTGTTCAGGTTCATGGTGATTATAACGTCCTGAACAGAGGTAAGGAAAGGAAGGCTGCCGGCAAGCTTTTGAATTTTTTTAAACAAATATATCCTGATGACGATAAAGAAAAAATGTTGGGTCATTTACGTGCCTTTTTTGAAAAGTGTATGAATATAGAGGACCCCTGGTACAGGAATAATATGAGCATTCCTTTGATGGTGTCCAAGTACAATGAGATTAATCAGATATTAAAATACGGGCCGAACGGATATATTAAGAATGAGAATCCTTTGAAGTTGTCTAAAAAAGTTATTGCCGGCAAAACTTGTGAGTGGGATAGAATAGAAGGCAAATGGTGTTTTGCTGATGGTGGGCGGTGGTGGTACTGGAATGAAGAACGACAGGAATTTTGGGCTGACAAACTTACGAGATGGAGAGAATGATTAAAAAGTATTAAATCAATTCTAAGGGTATTTTTAAACGATTACAGACATTTTTTATAAAAGTAAATATCCAATATTACCTTGGGGGTAAAACTGTCTGTATGCTTAAAAAAAGGGGTAAATTAAAGGTATTTTTTAAAAATAGATATTTTACTTAAAAATGGAAGAGCGTTTAATAATAAAAGGTCTTATTTTTTCGACTGAATATATTAAATCGATTCAGTCTGTTTGGGACCCCACGCTTTTACAGAGTTCGACGGCAAGGCGTATTGCATCCTGGTGTCTGGATTATTATCGTAAGTATGATAAGGCGCCGGCAGGAGATATTGAAGATTTATTTTTTACAAAAATAAAGTCTTTAAATATATCAAATGAAGAAGCGGAAGATATAGAAGATACCATTGCCGGCATAGTTAATGAAACAAAAAAGGAAGATATTAATGTAAAGTATTACGTTGATGAAACACTTCGATATTTTCGCCGGCAAAAGTTATTACTTCATTCGTCTTCCATAGAAGAACTTGCAAAAAGTGGAGAAATAGAAAAAGCGGAATATGTAGCCAGTAATTTTAAACTTGTGCCGGCAACCATAGAAGGAGATCTTGAACTTGGTAGCGATGAAGCTATAAATAAACTCAAAGAGTCATTTAATCTGGCGAATCAAAGTCTTATAAAATATCCTCCACCACTGGGAGATTTTTTGAACGACCAGCTTGTGCGTGGAGGGCTGGTGGGGTTTCTTGCCCCTGAAAAAAGAGGTAAAACATGGTTTTTGATAGAGCTGGCGATGAGAGCCTGCAGTCAGGGAAGAAGAGTTGCCTTTTTCCAGGCGGGAGATTTGTCAGAATATGATTTTCTTAGAAGGATATCAATTTATCTTGCAAAAAAATCAAACAAATTAAAATATTGCTGTGAGCATTATGAGCCTGTACGAGATTGTATTTATAATCAGTCAAATGAATGCACAAGAGAAGAGCGAAGCTGTAAGTTTGGCATATTTGAAGATATTCCATCTGAAAATATTAAAGATGTCAAATACGAACAGATTATAGATGCTTATAAAAATTATGAAGATTATTGTCCATGTAGTAACTGTGAGAGATATTTTAGAGAGGAGATAGGCACTATCTGGGTGCGAAAGGTGGAAGCTACCAGTCCTCTCACAGTTGAAGAAGCGGAAAGAATGAACAGAAATTTTTTTAAAGAAAATGCCAAATCGTTCAGGCTTGCTACTTATCCAAATAATACATTAACAATTACTGGCATAAAAATGAAGTTGGATTTGTGGGAAAGACAATATGATTTTGTGCCGGATGTGATAATAATAGATTATGCCGATTTGATTGTGCCTGAGACAAAATATGACTTCAGGCATCAACAAAATGAGATATGGAAAGGCTTGAGAAGATTATCACAGGAAAAAGGAGAACCACTTGTCATAACTGTTACACAAAGTGATGCTGAGAGTTATGAGAAAGACACTCTTACTTTGAGTAATTTTTCTGAAGATAAACGTAAATTCAGTCACGTTACGGCATTTTTTGGATTGAACCAGGATAGAAAAGGTGTGGAAAAATCGGTAGGTATAATGCGAATAAATGTATTAATTTTGCGTGAAGATGAATTTACAATTACAAAACAAGTAAAAGTTTTACAAAATTTAAAGCGTGGGCGTCCTTATCTTGGAAGTTTTTTATAGTAATAAATATGGAAATAAATAAATTTTATCATGGTGATTCCAGGGAAATCTTAAAAACATTCCCCAATAACTGTATAGATACCTGTGTTACGTCGCCTCCTTATTTTAATTGCAGGGATTACCAGACGGCAGAATGGGAGGGGGGTGATCCTTCGTGTAATCATAAACCTTTATTTAAACCGTCTAAAACAACGTGGGTAGGTTATGAGAAAAAGGATGTGAACAAATTATTTTATCGTGATATTTGCAAAAAATGTGGGGCTGTCAGGAAAGATAATCAAATAGGGATAGAAAAAACACCTCAGGAATACATACAGAATCTTGTTGAAGTGTTCCGGGGGGTTTATCGTGTTTTGAAGGATGAGGGTAGTTTATGGATAGTAATTGATGATAAGCATGCAACGGTAAATTATGAGAGAGAAAAGATAAAACGAAAGGATTTGATAGGAATACCTTTTATGCTGGCTTTTGCTTTGAGGGATGATGGATGGTGGTGGAGAGAGACAATAATCTGGCATAAGCCTCAAGGAATGCCAGAATCAGTTGAGGATAGATGTACAATTAATCATGAATATGTTTTGCATTTAACTAAGAATGAAAAATATTTTTTTGACTACAAAGCGATTGCAGAAAAATCTATAGATGGTTTAAAAAATAAGCGTTCTGTATGGTCTGTTAATTATGAATTTAGTAAATATGAACATTATGCGGCATATCCAAGTATGTTAATAAAACCAATGATAGAAGCAACTTGTCAGGAAAACGGAATAGTGCTTGATCCGTTTATGGGCAGTGGTACGACGGCAATTGTAGCAAGATCTTTAAACAGAAATTTTATAGGGATTGATTTAAGTAAAGATTATGTAAAAATCTCTGAAAAAAGAATAAGAGAAAGATTAGGTTTATTCATATAAATTTTTAAATTATGGAAAAGATAAATGGAATTTTTACTGTTAGAGACCTTCGTAAGGCTTTACAGGAAATGATTAACGTCATGAATCTTGTAGATGACGAAACGAAAGAACTCATTGTGGTCCCCCAAGATGCAGGTAAAAGTTATCTTATCTCAAAGATTAAAGAAGCTGTACAGTATATCCAGGAAGGGGATGTGTTCAGTTCTGAAACAATGGAAGTAATAAAAAGTTTCGGAAGAAAAATTCCAGATGAAGATGAATCAGAATCATCAGATAATGAGAATGAATTAATTTCTGAAGAAAATGTAGAATCACCAGATTTACGATTGCCTGAAAAAATGCAATTATATGACATAAAAAACAGAATAGAAAAAGAGGTGTATGTTGTAGATTTGAGAAAGGATAAACTAACCAGAGCGCAGGCAATAGCTATTATTTTGAAGAAAGATTTACACGCCAGTCCCGATGATGTTATAATGAAGGCTGATAAACTTTTTGTTGAACGTGGAGGTGGGGCTTCAAATCTGAAGCATAGTAAAAATGAATATAGAATAATCATGGATGCTTTAAGGATTTTGATGCCAGATATCTTTAAAAATGATGCGAACAATGATTGAAACAAATCAAATGAAGTTATTTAATGGGGCGGTTAATGAAAAATCGTTCTGTGTAAAATGTAAATTATGGGAAAATTGTAAATCCCCTAAAATAAAGCCTGTGGGTGATTTTAAAAAAGGGATAATAAATATTGGGAGTTCTCCATCCTTACGTGAAGATGAAACAAAAAAAATATGGTATGGTCCAGGAGGTCATTTATTAAGAGAGCAATATAAAAAAATAGGGATAGATTTGTTTGAAGATTGTTTAAATATGTTTGCCGTCAGTTGCAGGACAAAGGATGAGGAAGATAATGACAGAGTTCCTTCTTTAAAGGAAATTGAGTATTGTTATAATACAGTAGTATATAACACAATAAAAAAGTATAAACCTCATCTGGTAGTCTTGTTTGGGGATGTAGCTTTAAAGTCTGTAATTGGCATGAGATGGAAAAAAGAATTAGGGTCTATAAACAAATGGAGGGGTTTCATGATACCAGACAGAGATTTTCAGTGCTGGATTTATCCTGTGTTTCATCCTGATGATTTAATTGATGATGATGTTTTGACAATGTTATTTAAAAAAGATTTGGAGAAACTCTCATATTTGATTGAGAATCAAATGCCAGCTTACAAAACACCAGAGATTGAAGTAATCAA